CCACGAATCCGTCGGTCACGAAAGACCCGGAGGCGCGCGAGAAGGTGTCGATGTCGTCCACCGAGAGGGTCAGCGCGCCGGTCGCTATGATCACGGCGGAGCTCTTGACCTCCATGTTGGTGCCGGCGTTGTTGCCCGTCTCCCAAATGACGGCCCCGTACTTGAACCAGTCCGCCGTAGCGGCCAGCGCCTCGATCAGCGTCGCGGTGAAGACCCGGTTGCTGGTCACGGTGGCGACCACCGCCGAGCGCTTGAATGCCTCCTCGGCCTCCCACACGACGGAGTCATCCGTCGTCTGGTTGCCGACCGTGAAGTCGTACACCGGCTGTCCCGCCCCGGTCGTGCCCGCCGTTATGAGCCTGAACACTCTGTCCTGCAGATCAGCCGTGGCCAGCACCTCCGAGGTGTCGCGGATCACGACCTCGATGTTGTCCAGCGCCTCGTTGACCGTCGTGCCGTCGTTGAGCGTGGCCCGGTAGCGGATCCGCATCTTGCGCGTGGTGGCAGGGATTGCCTGGCTCAACTTCTGCGTCTGCACCCAGGTCTGGACCGGACTCGTTATGACGTTCCCCGTGTCGAAGGCGTTCGACACCAGGACGTCCCCTGCCGTGAGCCAGTCGACCGTCATCCTGCCGGTGTCGAAGTCCGAGGCAGCGAACGTGTGGTTCTGGTACCAAGAGAAGTCGATCTCCATGTTGCCGGCGTCCAGGCGGGTCCCGTCCACGCCCTCCATGGTCGTCAGGTCGAACACCTGCTCGATCTCGACAGTGGCTCCGGATCCCTCGAAGAACCAGACACCCTCCTGGGCCGTGACCGGCCCGTTGGCCGTGACCGCCCGGAACGAGCCCGTATTCACCGTCCAACCCGTGGCGTCCGAGAACTCGAAAGAGGCGTTCTCGATCGGCACCGTCGCGTCCTGCAGGTTGATGGAACCCACGTACAACGTGCCCTGCACCTCGTCGAACGCGGCGTTGAGCCGGGTGCCGGAGACCCTGGTCCCGGACAGGCGTATGCGCACGAAGCGAGTGGTCGCCGGCACCGCCACCTGGGCAATGCCCCTGCGACGCCACTCGTCGTCGGGCAGCGCCTCGGCGGCGCTGTCGTAGAGGGTGGACACGAGCGACAGCCCACTGTCCATGGCCTCCACCCGCACTCGGCCCGTGTCGGTGTAGTCCGTGGCGCTGTTCGCGCGCCGCACGGAGAAGTTCAGGGATACGTCGCCCGCGTCCACGTCCGCGGTCAGCAGGGAGTCGATGCCGACGTCCTGTCGCATCTCGAAGGATACGTCGTCCGGTCCCTCCATGTAGTGTGTGCCCTCGAAGGGGGTTATGCCGTTCGCCGTGACGACGCTCGCCCCGTTGCCCCCGTCATCCGTCCAGCCCGTCAGGTCGCCCGTGTTGAAGCCGCCATTCACGATCGGCAGGCCAACCTGGTACGCCGGCCGCACCTGCACGAAGGTGCCCAGGTCGCCGGCCACGGCCGCGGAGTAGGCGGTGCTGCGCGCCACGAGCCCCGGCGTGATCGGCACCCGGCAGCGCGAGTCGCCCAGGTCCGCCCGGCACTCCGCCTGGTACAGCTCCAGGATATTCTGGCTGTACAGGTCCGTGAGGCTGTTGATGGTCACCTGGAAGAGCCCGCTGTCTAGCAGCACGACCTCGCCGAACTTGCCCCGCCGCATGCGAAGCTGTCCCTGGCTCAGGTCCTTCCAGTTCACGGTCCCGATGAACACGTCCGCGAAGTCGAACTTGCCGGATCGCAGGTCCAGCTCCGTCAGCGAGGAGCTGTCGAGGAAGCCGGCGACCTCCACGCTGTCCACGTTCAGGCTCACCCGATTGTCCAGGGACGTGCGGTTGTACCCGACGGCTGCCTTGTACGTGTTGCCCTCGAACAGGACGTCCTGGTCGTGGTCCGTGAAGTAGAACACGGTGTCGTCCACGCGTACGATCCGGACGATGGTGGCCAGACTGACTACCTCCAGTCCGAGCTCCGTGTCGAGCGCGCTGGATATGCTCTTGGGCACGCTAGTCCTCCCGCAGCTCTATAAGCTGCAGCGCCGGCACGGAGCCCGCATTGAATATCTGGGTGGTGATCTGCAGGTGATCGTCCTCGAACCGCACGGGGACGTCGAACTCCAGGGCTACCTCCACGACCTCCTCGCCGGACGGCCCGGAGCCACCGGTCGAGGCCGGTGGAGAGACGAAGGTTATGAGCCCGGTATTTAGATCGATGGAGTAGTCCCCGGGGTCGGCCTGCGGCACGTTGTCCAGCAGCACGTTCACCGTGCCGCTGACGATCTTCACGACGGGGCGGTCGTAGTTGATGCCCCCGGAGGAGTACCTCTTGAAGATCTGGAACAGCACGGTCGAGTCGTCGCCCAGGCCGATCTGCTGGTTGTCCGTCGTCGGGTTGGCCGGGTCGCCGATCTCGAAGTCGGACCAGTCCTTGAACCGGAAGCCGTGCGCCGCGCCCTCCCTGGCGTAGAAGAAGTCGCGTATGTCGTGCACCGTGGTGTCGAGCACGTCGTCGTCCATCTTCATCAGGCCGTAGGATATATCCCAGGACCCACGGACCTTCTCCCAGTCGATGTTGCGCCGCTCGTGCCCGCTGTCCAGGGTCAGGATGCGCGTCTTGAACCCCGGTCCACCCACGGCCCCACGCTCCACGTCGTCTGACAGCCGTATCTCTGCGAAGGCCATGCTAGTTCCCCTTGACGTCGGCCTGGCGCAGCGCCAGGGCGGCGGTCTGCCCCAGCTGTCGCTGGGAGCGCCTGAACCCGTTCACGTCTGGCGTAGTTATGTTGAAGTTGACCTGTACCGGACGATCGTTCCCGCCACCCCGCCTGTTCACGTCTACGGTCTCGTTGCTGTTGGCCCGGAAGGCTACGAGCCTGTTGTCGGCGCCCGTGGTCCGACCCACCGATAGGGCATTTACAGGCACACCTTGTGCGCCACGCTGGAAGCCGAACAGGCTCCCAAAGTCCAGGCTGCCGAATATGCCCGCAGCCCCGGTCTCGGTGGCTGAGCCGCCGGACTGACTGAACAGGCCCGTACCGATCTGGGCCACGGTCTGGCGGAAGGCCAGCCTCAGCAGCTGGGCCTGTATGTCGTTTATGAAGTCGGTGAACTCGAACTTGCCGGTCTGGACGAACTTCACGAACGCGTCCTCCGCGCTCTGGAACGCGTCGGTCAGCAGCCTCTCCACCGCCGCGGCGGCGTTGGAGGTGCTCTCCTCCATCTTGAGGAAGGTGCGCTCTATGCCGGACTGCACGTCGCGCTGGGTCTCCAGGAACGCTATGCGCAGCTCGCGCTGTTTCACCGTGAATTCCTCCGCGCTTACTGCCCCCTGCCTGTGCAGCTTGTTCAGCGCGGCCATGTCCTTCTCCAGGTCCTGGGCCGGCCCCCTGATGTCGCGCAGCAGGGAATCCATGCGGTCGCGCTCGTCGTTGAGCTTCTGCAGCGCGGCCAGTTCGCCCCTCAGTGCGTTCGTCTGCGCCTCCGTCAGTACCACCCCCGCCTCGCGCAGGTCCTCCACGCGCTGCAGGAGGTCGGCCTCGACCTCGCGTGCGTCGGCGCCGAGCAGCAGTAGGCGACGCTCCTCGTCCAGCTCGCGGTTGAGCGCGCTCAGTGGGTCTATCTGGTCCTCCAGGCTCTGCCTGAGCCGCCCAAGCAGGAAGTCCCGTTCCTCCAGGGTTATGCTCCCGGCCAGCACCGCTATCCTCAGCAGTTTCTCGCCCGCGGCCAGGTCTCGCACGGCCTGCCCAACCGGGTCGAGGCTCTTCCTCAGGCTCGCGAGCGCTGTGGCCTGCTCCTTCGTCAGCTCTATGGCCTTCCGCGCAAAGCCTCGCTCCTCGCCTGCCTGGCCGGCCAGGGGATCCGTGGGCACGACGTCGCCCCGGCGCGCCCGACGCAGCGCCTCGAAGTCCTCGTCGGACGCGATGCGCACCAGCCGCCTGTTGAGATCCGTCCGGAGGTCACGGCCGACCCGCTCCAGGGCGTCGCGGAACGCCGTGGATATCGCGGTGCCCACGCGCTCGGCCATCTCGGTGAAGGCCAGGCCGCCGAACAGTAGGTCCGGGATGCTGCGGCCGAACACGATGAAGGCCGCGGCCATTGGGTCGGTGATGATCCGGATCAGGTTGTTGATGCCCCGGCCGAAGGCTATGAATCCGTTTATGAAGGAGTTGACGAACACGTCCATGGACACCCGGGCCACCTGGGCGAAGGTCAACGGCGTCCGGGCGATCAGGTCGAACATCTCCTTCAGGGCTATGGCCAGCTCGATGATGAATCCGACCAGCAGCACCCGAAGCAGCAGCTTCGCGGCCGCGGTGGCCAGCCGCAGGGATGCAGTGAGCCCGTTAGTCGCGGCTGTCAGACCGAGCATGTTCCCGACGGCGCGCAGGAGCATGGGCCCGCCGAGCGTCACCCCGAGTATGATAGCAGCCTTGACCGCCACCTTGACGTTGTCCGCCAGGAACAGTATGGCGTTAGACAAGCCCGTCAGCACGCCCGTGCCCTGGTTGAGGTCGTCCAGGAAGAGGGCGAACCTGTCGCTCAGGACCTGAAAGGCCTGGCCCAGCGTGGGAATCGTGCGCTCGAACAGCTCCGCGAAGTTGCTTGAGCCCCTCATGAAGGCGTTGAAGAACTCCTCGGACGACACCTTGCCGTCGATGATCAGCCGTCGCAACTTGGCCACGGAGTCACCGGCCCGGTCCAGGCCCTTGGCCGCAGCCTGCGCTATGGGGAAAGCCCCCTCCAGGATGGCATTGAACTCCTCCGCCCGGACGATGCCGGAGCCGAGGGCCTGGGCCAGCTGGATCAGTGCTCCGCGCGCCGATGTGGCCGAGCCCCCCTGGATGGCGAGGCCGAGGCCGACCCTCCTGGTGAACTCCAGCAGCTCCTTGTTAGAGGCCCCGAGCTCCTTGGCTGCCAGGGTGCCCCTCTGGAACAGGGACACCATGGCCTCGAGCGGTGAACGCGTCTCCCGGGCGGTCTCCTTCAGAGCCGCCAGGTTGAAATTGAGCTGGTTGACGTCGGCCGATAGGACCCTCAGTCTGTTGCGTACCTGCACGGCGGTGTTGGAGAAGCTGATCAGAGCCCTCACGCCGACGAAAGCGGCCGCGAAGCCGAAGGCCCGTCTCAGCAGCTGGCCGGTCTGGGTCGCCTGCCTCTGGATGTTCTGCAGCGTCCTGTTGACCTGGCGACCCCCGCGGCGTACCCCCGAGGGATCTATCTGGACCACTATCCTGAATGTCGTCATCGCGTATCAACCATCCGTCTGCTTAGCATTCCCCGCGGAGGGCCGCTCCACGGTCCTGTTACCTACACCCTTGCCCTTATCCCTGCGCCTCTCCGTCTCCTTGTCGCTCCACTCCAAGTACTCGCAGTCGAGCTCCCGCAGCACGTGCATGAAGATCCCGGCCAGGTCCTCGTCCAGGCCGGCCCGCTCCGCGTAGTACACCGTCACGTTCCACGGTATGGGCCCCTGCGCCATGCCGAGCTGCCGGCACGTGCTCAGGTCCCAGAAGGCGGACAGGTAGAACTCCTCGCCCGGCAGGAGCATGGGCTCGTCGAGGTACCACTGGGGCAGTTCCCTGCCCTTGGCCGCGGCTGCCTGGACGGAGAATCCGTCCCGCTGAAACTTCAGCTCCCAGGCGAGCCGCTCACGGAGTTTTTTGCCGTCTCTCCGGGGTCCTGAATGTCGTCCACGAAGCTGGTTGGGTTGCTGGCGAAGTCGCGCAGCTCGTCGAACATCCAGTCGGGTAGCTGCACCAGGAACTGCTCGCAGTCCGCCGCGGAGAACGACACCTCGTTCCCCTCTGCATCCTCCACGCCGTGCCAGTCCTTGACGACGTGCCGGGGGAACAGCGCGCGGTCCTCGTCCCGGTTCTCGGAGATCATGCCGGCGTTGAGCTTGCCTGCCCGCACCGCCTTGGAGGACCTGCTGACCCGCTTCAGCAGGGCGTTGAAGTAGGGCTTGTTGGCCTCCGTGGCCGGGGTCACGACCAGCGTCGGCGAGCCCCCGCTCGGCCAGGTGATCTGGTGCAGGGTGAACTCCGCAGTGCGCGACGCCGTGACGTCGAACTGCTTGAGGTGTGAGAAGTCTGTGGACATGGTGCTTTCTTCCTTTCTATAGAGTGGACGCGGCGCGTTGCGCGCCGCGCCCGGGATCCTACGGAATGAACGGGAACAGGCTCACGCTGAGCGAGGTGCCCAGGGTCAGATCCTGGAACGTCTCGCCCGTGAGATTGATGAGGACGCTCTCGTTCACCGGGAACTCGCGACCGCCACCGCCCAGGTTCATGGACGGGATGTCGAAGTACATGCCGCCGTCGTCGTCGCTGCGCAGGCCGAAGTCCATCGTCACCGTGGTGTTGTCGCGGATCCGGTTGACCACCGCCGCCTCCGTGAAGAGGAGTTGCGCCTCGATGTTGACCTCGAAGTTGCCGAAATTCATGAACTTGGCGCCAAGCTGGCCGATGACCTTCTCCCCGGTGACGTTGTTGTTGATCGTGATCGTCGCACTCTTGAAGTCGGTGCTCAGCCCGGTCTCGTCCACCTCGGTGACCCTGAGTCGCAGGATGTCCGACGTCGTGTTGAACGAGCCCGTCTGTAGCGGGTCGAGCGCGTCTGCGGCGTTGGTCTTGCGGGAGGCGACGAGGACTGGGTTCTCCGTATCCGTGCCGATGAACCCGAACGTGACCCCCGCCTTGTCGGTGAGCGGCAGGCTGAAGGCGAGCGAGTTGGCCAGGTTGCCGATGGCGTACTGGTACATGTCGACCGACGCGCCCAGGTTCGGGAACTCCATCTCGAACTGGAAGGACCGCTCCAGGAACTCCGAGTCATCCACGGGCACGTTGCGCACGAACTTCCCGAACATGATGTCCACGGCCGTGGTCGGCGCGGCGGCGTCGTCGAACTGCAGGGCCGCGGCCACCTTATCGAAGGTGATCGTGCCCGTGCCGAAGGAGACGATGCGCGCGTAGCCGAACATGTCGTTCGCGGCGCTGTTCTCGAAGGCGTTCGTCACGCCGCCCGAACCGTCCGGGGAGCCGATGTGCACGAACTGTCCCGCCGTGAGGCCGAACTGCGTGAAGTCCGTGATGTCGGCGGCCGAGATGAGCTGAGCCGTGCCCGGGGACCCTGCGGTCCAGTCCCAGGTGAGGTCCGCGGCCGACGCGAGCGAGCGCAGCCCGGCGAGCTCGATCCGGGCGTTGGCCGGCGGGGAGGGCTCGGTCACCAGGTCCTCGGAGACCGGGACCAGCGTCGCTGCGCTGGTCACGTCGGTGTCCAGCACCTTGAGGCCGTTATTGGCCGAGTTCGTGAAGCCCCGCGCAAATATCAGGGTGGCGTACTCCGCCGCGGAGAACTCCAGCTTGTCGGCCTGAGCCGCGGTGAGCACGGCGACGGTGTAGTCGTCCAGCGTCGTGTCGACGGACGTGACGGGGATGTCCAGGTCGGCGTTCACCGCCGTGGCGAACATGAAGCCCTCCACGAAGTCCTGGAAGGCACTCATGGTGACGTCGGCCTCGTACTCGACCGAGCTGTCCAGATCCACGGTCGAGCCCTTACGACGCTGCCGGTTCTTGCTGATCGGGCTGCGTGTTATGGTCGTGACCTCGGCGCCGAACGTGTTGATGCTGTTGGGCTCCTGCAGGTACCACGTGGGCGAGCCCGGCAGTACCCCCAGGGTCTCCTCGATCGCATAGATCAGGGAGGTGTTGTTGGTAAGAACGCGTCCCATTGTGACGTCTCCTCGTTACTTCGTCTCGTCAAAGTCGAAGTTCACTTCGACCAGGTGTTGCTGCCACTTCCCGTCTACGCCCGTCTCGCGCACCAGGCCGGCCAGGAAGTCCAGGCCTGAGAAGCTCACCGCGTCGAACACGTCGCGCGCCTGCTTGCTGAGGTCGTCGCCTTGTTTTAACCCGACGTCGGCCCTCGTGTACACCTGCACGAACACCATGCCGGTGCTGCGGAACTTCCTGTTGCCGACGGAGCCCAGGGTCTCCTGCGCGCGCACGACGTTGCCGCGCACGGACAGGCGCACCCAGGAGTCATTCGCGGGCGCGGCAAACTGCTCGTTCTCGAACACGATCGGCGTCGTCACTCCCCACTGCACGACGAACCTGTCGTACACCGCCTCCCGAGCCTCGTTGAGCGTGGTCACGTCGTCGGGCCCCTCGCAGCCTGCGCCACGGCCTTGGCTATGGCCATCTGCACGAAGCCGGCCGGCGCCTTGCGCGAGGTGCCGTTGTTTAGGTCGGTGATGTACGGCACGTTGTTGGACACGAACACCGAGCCACGACCGAGTCGGTAGGTCGCGGCGACGGTAACTATGGCCGACTGCTGCCGACCCACGCCCCCTGCCACCATCTGCTCGGTGGCCCTGCCGGGGGCGATGTCAGCCAGGAACGGCACACCTATGGCGGGCACCCAATTGGACCGAGCCCAGCCCGTGTCGACCGGGGTGGTCTCCACCAGGTTCGCGGTCACGTCGAGGGCGAGCCTCGTTATGACCCTCTCGGCCACGCCCTCCAGGGCCCTAACTATGGCTCGGATCTGGTCGGCCATGCGGGATCACCTAGGGACGACCTTGCCGTAGAGCGCTACGAGGCCCGTGGCGTCGGTGTTGGTGGCCATGACGCGCTTGGTCTGGATCGGCAGTATGGAGCCCGCTGGCACGGCCGTGAATAGGACGGTGTTGCCGGCGCGGTCGTGCACCGTGATGTCCCCGGCGCCCCCAACGTACAGGGCCAGGCAGGAATCGGTCAGGTCCACGCTGTCGTTGGGGGTGACGGCGACGAAGTCCACGGCCGAGAGTAGGTGTGCACCGAACGCCTTGCTTGAATTCGTGGGACCGCCCATTACTGTAGTCTCCCCTAATCAGCCCAGCTGGTCTCCTTCACGGGACCATCCAGCCAGTCGTCCGGCCTCTCCTCGACCTGGCCCGTTAGAACGTTGGGCTCGTCGAACTCGGCCAACTCGATCCGGTGGCTCTCCCAGAAGCGCCTCAGCTTCGTGTGCTTCTCGGCCAGATCCTCCGGTATGTCGTCCCCCGGCCGATAGCGCTTGTTGCCATAGGTGGTGGACTTACTCCAGACGAACCTGGCATTCTTGTCAAAGCGCTGCTTCCAGTGCCTCAGCTTACGTATCCTACGCATTGGTCGTCCTCCTCAGAGGGATGCGGGAGGATCCGTCGATCCTCCCGCGCGCTTATGACAGGACTCCGTCCTACTGGACGATGTCCCCGAAGAACGCGCCGAGGTCGGCGCTGACCTTCTTCTGGTCGTAGCTCATGTCGATCTCGACCCGGTCGCTCGCGAGGTGCTCCATGCGGAACCGCTTGACGCGCATGCCGTTGGAGGTGTTGCCGAGCAGGCCTGTCCAGCTGAACGTGTAGCCGGAGGCGGGGGTCATGAGGCCCGGCACCGGGGGATTGTACGACAGGAGCGCGTGCTTGCCGCCGATGAAGCTGTGCGACGCGGTCGCGCCCTCGTTGGCAGTGTTCTGCACGGCGTCCATGACGTAGATGTTGTCCACCTCGAACAGGGCCGCGAGCGACTCCTTGTTCGCCTTGGCGGGACCGGTCGTCTGGCCACGATCGAGGCGCCCGACGATGTCGGGGTGGTCGATCAGGGCGTCGAAGACCGCACGTCCCAGGGTGAGCGTGTTCGGCATGAAGCCGGTGCTCTCCAGAACGTACCGCTTGAGCAGCCGGATGTCCTCGATCGGCGTGGAGCTCGCGTCATCCCAGTATACGACGTCGTTGTTCGACGCGTTGGTCGGGTCGAACGAGGCGGAGCGGGAGGCCGCGCCGTCCACGTCGAAGGTCCAGGTGTCGCCCGGGTTGCCCGACGTGTAGTACGACGTGCGCCAGGTGAGCTCGCGCTTGATGAGACCCTTGGTCGTGATGAAGATCACGGCCTCGCGGTCGAGGCTGATCGGGTCGTCCGCATTCGCCCGGAGCTGGTCCGGGACGTCGCGGTGGTAGGCCCGGGTGACGGCGAAGTAGTTGTCGTTCCCGATCGTGTAGGTACCCCCCGAGCTCTCCGAGCCGGGCGCCCGCTCCTTCATCTCGTCGCGATTGAACTCCCCGCGATCGTAGGTGAAGTAGAGGTCGCTCTGCTTGGAGACGGGGATGTTCGGGAAGACCTTGTCCGCCACGAAGTTGTCCGCCGTCTGTACGAAGGCGAGTGAGATGTTTGTCAGCGGTCGGTTGACGTGGACGTCGGACCGCGACGGCTGGATGAACGGCATTGTGTAGCCTCCTCAGTATCTGCTTGTTGTGGTCCGTACGCCTAGGCGGTGTGCGGTGCGGCAATCGGCATGGCGAGCATCTCGAAGATGTCACCGGCCGCGGCAGCCGCGGTGAGCGCGATGCCGATGGCCATGGAATCGACCGGGATTGCGGTCAGGTCGGCCACTCCCGTGACCTCGCCGTCAGCCGCCGGAACGATAAGCTGGCCGACGGTGATCGCCGCTCCCGCGCGGACCTTGACGCGGCCCTTCAGGAGGACAAGCGGGAAAACCTTGCCCGAGGTGACCTCCTCGCCGATGATGCCGGCCACCACGTCGGTGGTTGCGTTGGCCACGTCGGCGGTGTTGGCCGCCGAGATCTCAGCGACCTTGTAGAGGTCGCCCGTGAAGTCTGAGCCCGCAAGCAGGCTGATGGATTCCGCACTCTCGAAACTCGCCATGGTCTGTGTTCCTCCCCTGGCTCTCTGCCGCCTAGCTCAGTCGCGGTCTAGTGGATCTGGCTCGGAGCCAGCTTGTCGTCGCCGGTGTGCTTGGCATAGAGGGCCCCGCCCTCCTGGGTCCGGAGCACCGCGTCGTACGCCGTGGCGTAGTGCACCTTGTGATCGGCGGCGTACTTCTTCGCCAGCGTGTCGAGCTCCGCCTCGGGACTGCCCTCGAGCGGGTCGATCCGGTTGATCACGCCAGCGTTCTCGAAGGCCTTGGACATACTCTCATTCTGGGCCTTGAGGGCCTGCTCCGCGGCCTCGCGCTCCTCGTCGTCCTCGATCGAGGCGATGGCCTTGAGCATGGCCATGCGCGTCTCCACGGTGCCGGGCATGTGCTTCAGATCGGTCTCGGCGCGCTTGCGAAGATCGGCCTCCTGGACTGCCTTGGTGGACTTGTCCAGGGCCTCACGGTCCGCATCGCGGTCCTTCGCCATGTTAGCGAGGCGCGGGTCGTCCGACTTGCGGTAGACAGTGCCATCCTTGGCAGTGTAGACCACCGAGTCAGCCTTCGTCGATTCCTCGACCTCCGCCTGGCGCTCGTCGGCAGACTTGGCCAGGAAGGCCTTCCGCTTGTCGTCGTCCAGGGCCTTGTCCAGGCCGTCGAAGTGCGCCTTCTGGGCATCGGTCATGTCCGCACGCGCCTTGGCCTCGACGAGGTCCGCCTCGGCCTTCTCCGCACGCTTCGTCGCGGCCTCCAGGGCCTCGCCGGTGTTGTCGTTGGTGTTCTTGTCCTTGCCACTCTTCGGCATGTCGCCCTCCTTGTTGGCGGTCTCGCCCGCTTGATCCGTCTTGAGGAGATCAGCGAGCGACCCCTCCTCTGGAAGTAGGTCCGTGGCGTCCAGGGCCTTGGCCCTGCGCTTGATGTGCCGCGCCACGGCAGACTTGTTCTTTGCGCGACCGAAGGCCTTGACTGCGTTCTTCAGATCCGCCACTGTCACGATCGGGAAGCCGCCGTCGGACATGGCCTTGCCCTCCTCGGCCAGCTTCTCGCGTTCCTCGGCCGTGAAGGCCCTCTTCGTCTCCAGCACCGCGTGGTCGTGTCCGTCAGCCTGACCCACGGTGATCGACCCGTCGCTGTTGCGTACCCACGGATGCGTGTGCCCGCTGTCCGCGTCCTCGCTGTTCGTCCACGAAGTGTCGCCCCCGTCCCTGAACTGGCCGTCGTACGTCTGGTCGTCGACCAGGTGCGCGTGGCCCTCGACGCTGTCGGTGAGCCACACGCGCTTCTCCACTGGGTCGTCCGCGCCGCCGTCGCGCTTCATGATGAGTGCCCTGGCGCCCCGCTGTGCGGGCCGGTCCACGGCGCTGATCTCGTCGATCTTGAACGACCTCATGATGCGTCGCCTGTGCTTAGCCATCTCAGTCGATCTCCTCGTCCTCGAGCCGTCGTCCACCGATGGAGAAGCCGGTGAGCGTGCCGTCGCGGAACTTGTCCAGGAGGGCGTCGTCACTGGGCTTCATGGCGATCATCAGGCCGGTGCGCGGCGTGGTCATCCCGAACGCCTTCGCGATCTCCTTCGTCATCGGCCAGGCAAACACCACCGTGCCCTTGTCATCGCCGGTGTGCATCTCCTTGGCGAGGCGGCTGTTCTCCATGAAGTCCAGAGCCGCCTCTAGCATGGCGTCCTCGGGGATGTGATCGCCCTGGACGTCGAAGTACTGCTCGCCGTCCTCCTCGCACACGATGGCGAAGCCCATGACGAGACCGAGCGCGTCGTCTACCTTGACTACCTCGGCCGTCGTGGTGAACACGTCGCTCACTATGCTACCCTGTAGCCGACCCAGGTGTTGGCGCCGGTGTTGCGGAACCGGAAGGTGCCCGAGCTGGTGATGTCGGCACCCGCGTCGTCGACCTCCACCGCCCCGACGAAGGTCACGCCGGTGTCTACGATCAGGGTGACGATGTCACCGGCGCCGCCCAGGTTGATGAGGGTGAAGTCGAAGCTGTCGCCCACCTCCAGGTCTGCACCAATGGCCGCCGAGATCTCGGTGCCATCGGGCACCTGAAAGTCCTGGGCCGCGGTCGGGGTCTTGACGTGGATACCGCCGAGCAAGAAGGCCTCGGTCATGTCCGTCGCGGTGGTGCTCGTCGTCGGGACCGGCACCTTTTTGAGGAGGGGTGCGCCGTCTACGGGACGGTGTTGGATCGCGCCGGAGACTTTCTGGCCGCCCTTGAAAGTCGTCGGCGCCTGAAAGAGCTGTACCTGCCGATTCTTCTGAGTCATGTACGTCACCCCGATCGAGCCATTAAACTGGAGTATCCATCAAACGACGGACATTGACCAGCAGTCTAGCGCGATCGGTCGAAACCTGTGTACCAGCGTGTTAGCTACGTCCAGGGACCCGTCACTGCCTGCGGGGAGGGCTTCTTGGGCAGGCGGAAGGTGTCGCCTACGACGACGAAGATGAACCCCTTATCCATAACGTACCAGCCCGTCACAGAGACGAGCACCGTCCTATCAGGACTCGGGAGCAACTCCAGGGCAGGGTGCGGCTTGATCTCCGTCCACGTGCCGCTGATTTTCTCCACGACGAACAGCTGCGGCATGACCACGGGCGGGGGCGGGGGCGGTACGGGGAGGCCGTGCACCGGGCCGTGGAAGGTGACCGGCCCACGGAAGCCGCAGTCGTGCCGGAACTCGGCCGGCGCCGTGAACAGCTGCGTCTGTCGGTTCTTCTGCGTCACGCCCCGTAAGATGCCTACACGGACGCACTTCTGCCGCCACCGTTAGTCTATGCCAGTCTCGTGGCCAGGGCGCAGCGGCACTGCACGGTCTCGGACGCGGGCGCGTTCGGGTCGCCGGGGTGCATGAGCCTGTGACCGTTGCCGCTGACGAAGGTCTCGCCGGCGGTACGTCGCTGCCCGGACATGGCCGCGTGCGACCCGCGGACCCGCTCGTCACGGGCCGTGACCCACGAGCGCGTCACCGCGCCCGGGTCCAGCAGTCCCTCGTCGAATGCCTGTCGGTACGCCTCCTCCGAGCCCTGGTGCACCGCACGCAGGGCCTCGGTGCGCGCTATGGTCTCCGCCCGGAAGGCCAGCATGCGCTCCCGGTACCGGTCCGTCATCCGACGCACCTGGTCGGCTGTCAGGACCCTGTCCCCGCGCACCGCGGCCTGGACTGTCGAGTCGAACCGTGCGTCGCGGAGTCCGCGCTGCAGCGCCTCCGAGGAGCCCTGCTCTAGCAGTCGACGGTAGTTGTCCACCGCCCGCTGCTGCTTGGCCGTCAGGCCGATGGAGTCGCGGAACGCCCGTGCCTGCTCGCGCGGGTTGAGGCCGCGGCTGATGCCCTCCGTGAGGGCCTCCCGCGTGGCGGTCAGCTGCTCCGTCGTGAATTCCCTTATAAGTCGCAGCCGCGACTGCTGCATGGTGCTGACGGCCCTGAAGTTGACCTGGTCGAAGTCCACGACCACCTCCACGACGTCCGTCAGGAACAGGGACGTGTCCCGTCCCGCCAGCACGAACACGGCGGACGACTCGCCGGCCAGGCGTACCACGCCGGTGCGCGCCGCCAGGGCCACGGCCTCCTCGAAGCGGCCCTCCACTATGAGGACCTCGAGCTCGCCGAGCGAGCTCGCCGCCCGGGCAGCCACTATGGAGTTGACCAGGGCGAGCCTCAGCCGCGGCTCGGCGACGGCTATGAGCCGCAGCAGCCTGGCCTCGGTGTCGAGGGCCGGCAGCGCCACGGCTCAGACCTGCACGCGCAGCTTGAACAACGCTCCGGCCGGATCGCGATCGACCACCTCGACGACGTCGTACGTGCTGCCCTCTATCGTGACCCGGTCGCCCTCGGCAGGCTCCACCCCGGAGGGCATGCTGTCGCCCAGCAGGGTGACGAACTTGCCTCCGACCGCCACGAGCGTGCCGCCCAGCCTCCGCTCCGTGCGGGTCTCTATGAAGCCCTTGGCAGCATGGCTCACGGTCGTCGGATTCGTGCCGTCCGTCAGACTGCCGGGCGTGCGCGTGCCCACGCTCACCTTGATCAGCGTGGCGTCGAACACGCCACCGGCGGCCTGGAGTCCGTCGTTGATTATCTTCGCGATGTTGTGCCCGAGGAAGTCCACCATGACCTACTCCTGGGGAGTTGCCCTGGCCGCGGCCCTGACTTCGGTGGCATTCTTGATCTGTTTGACCAGGCCGTCCTCGCTCGACAGGGCAGCAGCCAGGGCCGTGACGTTGGTCCGCAGCTGGTTCGCGTGGAAGGCCGCGTCCGAACCGTCGACGAGGAGCTCCCGCTCAAGATCGTCCAGGCGCGCATGGATCTCGGCTATGGCCGAGGCGTATAGGATCTTCATGGTGCTGATTCCTTCGTCTATGGGTATGGGTTGGCTACGCCGAAGATGTCGCTGTCGGCGAAGGACGACTCCTCGTCGTCCCCGCTGGCGAGTCCGCCGACTGTCTCGTCAACGCCGGCGCCCTCCAGGAACTGCTTGACCAGGTCGTACGCCGTCCTGTCCTGCAGTGGGGTGCCGGAGACGGCCCTGAAGAACTCGACCTCCGCGGATCCGGCCTTGACCCGCCGGGTGTTGGACCCGCTCGTGCCCGAGTCGGCGACGTCGGCGTCTAGCGCGACGGAGCCGGCTAGCAGGATGACTGCGTTCTCGACCTCCTGGGGCACCTCGATCGTCGACACGGCGGACCCGTCCTTGAAGGTGAGCCCAGTCCGGGGCCACGCGTTCTCCTGCGCGTCATCCCCGTCCGTCTTGGCGCCCTGCCAGTTGAGCAAGTCGAGGCGGCGCGTCGCAGCGACCAGCTTCTTGCCCTTCTCGTCGGTAGTCAGGGCCTCCCACGTCGTCTCCCTGGCGGGGTCGATGTTGAGGTAGCTGTCCGCCTGTGCGACGTCCGCGTAGGCCGTGTAGCCGACGGCCTCGATCGTGATCGTACTTATGGTCATGTCTAGCTCCCCGAGGATTCGTCGTCGTCTGACTCGTCCTGTCCGCCTACCAGGGCCGCGTCCTCGGCGGCCGTCAGGACGGAGGATTCGGGTGGCGCGCTTAGGCTCAGCAGCTCGCGTACCTCCGCGATGGCGGGGTCGTCGGGCGCGAGCACGGCGCCGGAGAGGGCCATGTCGCGCAGGGCCGCGGTCACCTGCTCCACGTCGCGGAACCTCATGGCCTCGGTCTTGAGCTTGGGCATCATCTCGGACGGCCAGCCGTTTAGCTCCCAGAGCCTGGTCAGCAGGTCGCTCTTCACCGCCTCCCGGAGCTCGCCCAGGGTGCCGTCCACGATCAGGAACAGGTTGTGTGACTTGTCACGGCTCAGCGCCAGGCTGCCGACCTTGTCGCCGCCGAGCAGCAGGCCCTCGACGCCGATTAGGCGCGCAAGCTCCCTGTTGAGTCGCTCTATGGCCCTGGCGACCTCCTCCTGGGTGCCCGCCGGGGCCTTGAGCAGGTCCATGCCCCACTTGGGTGTGGAGCTCGGCCTCTGTGCCTCATCCGTCGTTACGTACGTGATGCTGTCGAGGAGAAGGCCGAGCTTTGGCCCACGTATGTGATTCTGTATGAAGTCCCTGAGGGGCTTCTCCATGGCGGCGCGCTGCTCGACGGAGAGCTCGCCGTCGTTGACCATGGCCTGCAGCTCCGCGAAGGGCCCGCGCCCGACCGGGATGCCGCGCAGGTCGGTCTCGAAGCCCCAGCCCTCCAGCTGCTCGTAGCGCTGCAGCCTCTTGGCCGGCTCCACCATGTGCCTGAACAGGCCCAGGCCCTCGGGGCTGTCCGACAGGGTGTCGTCCACGATGTACAGTACCTTGCTGCGCGGGATGTAGAACTCGGCGCCGGACTGGGGACCACGCTGCAGGACGCCGAGCACCCTGCCGACGGGGTCGACGTCCCACCGCTCGATCGTGAACTGCGCCCTGGGCGCCACGTCGTCGAAGGTGAGGCCGCCGTCCTCGCGCCGCCTGGCGGTCCACTCCTGCACGCTGAACCCGTAGAACCGGTACATGGCGGCCCGCCTGACGATCCGCGACCACGGCGTCAGTGGGTCCTCCATGAGGTACTCCTCGGCCAGCTCCGCGAACCGCCCGTCCGTGTCCGCGTCCGCCGGCTCGAAGGACCAGGCGGCCTTGGCCACCAGGTTCAGGAAGTACCGCGTGCCCGCGGCCACGACGCTGACGTTGGCCAGCAGCTCCGAGAAAGTCTTGTAGCGCTCTATGCCCTTGAGGGTGCTACTGAGCTCGACGTCCTGCACCAGCCCGCCGTAGATGGCGGTGCCGGGGACGCCGACGGTGTCCGTCGGGCGCACGCGCGTGCGCCTGAACGGCGCGAGCAGCGAGTCTAGGATGTGGACCATGGTGCCTCCTCGTGCGACGCGGCCGATGATGCGTCGCCGCCGCCGTCCGCGCGAGCCGTCGCTTCGACGGTCACTCCGCGCCTATGAGCTGCGGGGCGGCGCCGGGGCCGACGCCGCGGTGCACCCGCCTCACCGATTCGACCGCGTATCGGCAGGCGTCTATCGTGTGGTTGTCCTTGTCCTCGAGCACGGGCAGGACCTCGTCCGTGAGCCTGTCCGTCTTGAAGGAGAACAGGCCGAGCTCCTGCGCCACGTGCACGCACCGCGGGTGGACCACGATGTCGTACGACTTCATGAACTCCACGCCCTCCTCGATGGAGTTGGGTCCCTTCACGGCGCGGCGTATCTTCGGGAAGCCGTGCCGGCGCATGTAGGAGATGGTGTCGGGGCGCGCGCTGTCGGCCACGATCGGGTACAGGTCGCTGAGCGGCACCTCGCGGAACAGGTCCGGGGTCCTGTCGATCTCGCAGCCGACCTGGTAGGCCTCGG